TCGCGCTTTTCGAGAGATTTTCGTGCCCCCTAGGGTGGTGGTTCATCCTCTGCGCTCAGGTGGGTCGCTGACGTTTGACTAACCTGGTTGAGCTCTCCGGGCTCTCCGTCCTTCGCCGGGCGAACAAGGCCCAGATTGCCGAGTTCTTCGATGTCTCCATAAAGGCTGTCGATGGGTGGACCAGGCGGGGCTGCCCGGTGGTAAAGCGGGGCAGCCGATCTACCCCATGGGTGATGGACGCCCTGGCTGTTGCCGAGTGGCGCTTCGGTGGGCAGGCCTCATCCGAAGAGGTCGATCCGGATCTGATGATCCCAACTGACCGAAAGGCCTGGTACGAGTCTGAGACCAAGCGCCGCGCCCTGCAGGTTGCTGACCGTGAACTGATAAGGGCTGACGATGTTGAGGTTGCGATTGCCACGGCATTCTCCGCAATCTCACAGGGCCTGCGAAGTCTTCCGGATAACATTGAGCGCAGGACCGGTTGCTCGCCGGAGATCGTCGCTGCAATCGAAGAAGTAATTTGCGCGGAGATGGACGCCCTAGCTGACAAATTGATGTTGCTGGCGCCGGTAGATGCCGGTGAATAATTTCGGCTCAGCCTGGCCCATCCTTCGCGGCGCTGCCGAGGCATTCAGGCCACCCCGCCGCGTCAGTGTTTCCCAGGGTGCAGTGGCGAACCTCAAGATCGTGCAGCCCGGCGGCTACACGGGATACTGGTCGGCGACTGAAACACCGTACATGGTCGAGCCGATGGACCTGCTCGCCAGCCGGGTGCATGAGTCGGTGGTATTTGTCGGTCCGGCCAGAAGCGGCAAGACCATGGGTCTCCTCGATGCTTGGGTAACCTACGGCGTCACCTGCGACCCGGGCGATATGCTTGTGGTCCAGATGACTCAGGACAAGGCCCGCGACTATTCCAAGACGCGGATCGATAGAGCTATTCGACACAGCCCAGAACTCAGGGCACTGATGAGCATCCGGGGCCACGACGACAACACGCACGACAAGCTTTTTCGGCACGGCATGTGGCTGAAGATCGGCTGGCCCTCTGCTTCTCAGCTGTCCAGTTCCGACTACCGATATGTGGCGCTGACCGACTATGATCGGATGCCAGACAACGTGGACGGGGAGGGCTCTGCCTATCAGTTGGGTTTGAAGCGAACCACTACATTCTTGAGCCGCGGCATGTGCATGGTGGAATCTTCACCCGGTAAGCCGCTGGCGGAACCCAACTATCGACTGGAAACTCCCCACGAAGCACCGCCGGCTGGCGGAGTACTGGCGCTTTACAACCGCGGCGATCGACGGCGGTTATATTGGCCTTGCCCGCATTGCCGTCAGTATTTTCAAGCCTCTCCGGGTATGGGGTTGTTTTCCAGCTTGCCCGACGAAGATGATCTGCTCGAGGTGGTTCGCGCCGCCGATCTGCAGAAGATGGCAGCGCAACACTCCGTTATTTTTTGCCCACATTGTGGCGCCGGCGTTGAGTCAAAGCACAAGCAGCCCATGTTGCAGGCCGGCAAGTGGTTAAGGGATGGCCAGGAGATCAGCATTACCGGCGTCAAGTCGGATGGTGGGTTACAGTCAAGTGTGGCCAGTTTCTGGCTGGGCGGTGTCGCGGCCGCTTATCAATCCTGGGGTAGCCTATTGCTGCGCTACCTGCAGGCACTGCGCGGCTACGCAACATCCGGCGACGAAGAGTCTCTCAGGTCTACAGTAAACACCGACCAGGCGATGCCCTACGTGGCCCGCGCACTGCGCGAGGACAGCAATACACGCGATGCCGCAGAGTTGGCCGAGGACTTCCCGCGCTACGTTGTGCCGGAGAATGCCCGGTTCCTGGTCGCGAGTGCCGATGTGCAGGGTGGCCAGAACGCTCGCTTTGTGGTCCAGGTGCACGCGATTGGGCCACGTCTTGAGCAGTGGCTTGTTGACCGGTACGAAATCAAGGACAGCAACAGGCCCGGGAACCCGCCCATTGATCCTGCAAGCTATCCCGAGGACTGGGACAGCCTGAACGAGAGGGTTTTGAATGCGACCTACCGGACCAGCATCGAAGGCCAGGAACTACGGGTTAAGTTGTTGGTGGCCGACTCTGGTGGCGAGGCCGGGGTTACTGAAAACGCTTATCAGTGGTGGATGAGACTCGGCGCCCTGCAGCAAAAAGTCAGGCTTTACAAGGGGGGGTCAACAGCTGGCGCTCCGCTAATTCGGCAGACCCGGGTCGGCCCTAGAAAATCGGTGCCGCAACTCTTATGCAACCCCAACCTCCTCAAGGACGCAGTTCATAATGCCTCTCGCCGGGAAGATGCCGGCGCTGCCCGACTGCATTTTCCCGACTGGCTTGGCGCGACCTTTTGGGACGAGATGAAAGCGGAAGTGAGGCAGGTAAACGGCACATGGAAGAAAATCAGAAAGCGGAACGAAGCGATCGATCTGTGCGCAATGATTCGGGCCGGGTGCCTGTATCTGGCCGCGGACCGGATCAATTGGTCGAAACCTCCAGCGTGGGCGAAGCCGATCGCGGAGAACAGCGAGAGGGAAAGTCGAGACGAGCGGCGGGAAAGGCAGCAGCAGAAACCGAAATCGAAGCCGAAGAGCAAGATAGCCAAGAGCAGCTGGAGCAGCCGGCTTTGAATATGAGTGACCTACTGTCCCAGGGTCTACAGGCTGGCGCCGGACTGGGTGCCGAGAAGGCGCGAGAGTTGGCGACCGCAGTAATTGCTTGGGGTGCCGATCAAGGTCATGCCGGTGATCGATACTACTGGCCCAGCCGATTCCGAGAGCTCGCACCAGGAGACCGCCGGGAAGCTATCCGCAGCGACTTTAACGGCAGGAACTTAAAAGAAGTGTGCAAGCGTTACGGCGTCTGCAGTCGCACCGTATATCTGGCTCTGCACAACCGATAGAAGAAAGATAACCCTCAGAAATACTGAATTTTTTCCCCTGTTTTTCAATACGTTGCCTGCGACCATGCAGACTGACGAGGACTACTTATGACCTGGTTCCAAATAAAGGCCAAAGCAGACACGAAGGCCGCCGAGATCTTCATCTACGGCGACATTGGCGAAAGCTGGTATGAAGAAACCACCGGCGCCGCCGACTTCGTGCGCCAACTGAATGACCTGCGCAACGAGTCTATCGATATCCGGATCAATTCTGTGGGTGGGTCTGTACCTGACGGTCTGGCTATATATAACGCGATCCGCAGACACCCCAGCACGGTAACCATTCACATCGACGGTATGGCAATGAGTATTGCCAGTCTGATCTCGATGGCCGCTGATAGCGTGATGTCCGAGAACGCCGTGATGATGATTCACGCGCCCTGGTCGGTCTCTGTTGGGAATTCCCAGGACATGCGCGACATGGCAGAAACTCTGGACCGCTGGGCAGAAGCAATGTCTACCAGCTACGCCAGGAAGACCGTTAAGAGCAAGGACGAAATAATGGCCTTGCTTACGGACGGAAAGGACCACTACTTCACCGCGGAGCAGGCCCAGGCAGAAGGCTTCGTGGATATGGTTGCAGAGGCAATGCCTATTGCTGCCAGTCTTCGTGTCCCGCTCAACTCTCTGGGTAGGTTCGAGAATCTGCCCAACTCAATTACTCAATTTACTACTGTCGCCGCCAAGGCGCCCAAGCAAAAGGAACAAACCATGACTCGTGAAGATCAGATCCGCGCCAAATTCAAGGCGCACACGGACAAGCCCGGCGTGCAGGCGTTGCTGGATACCATTCTGGCGGATGAGTCAGTAACACCAGAAGCGGCAGAGCAACAGCTGCAGGGTGTGATGGCCAAGAAGCCTGATCCGGCTCCGGCTCCTGCCCCGGCCGCTCCCCAGCCCTCAGCCGCCGATATTCTGGTGAAAGAAAAGCAGCGTCGTGACGGGGTGAAATCCCAGTTCAGCGCCACCGTTATGGCTTACACCGGCATGGATACGCTGCGCGAGAGTCTCATTGACGATCCAGCTGTTTCTCCGGAAGCGGCAGGCCAGAGGATACTGGCAAAAATGGCAGAGGGAGTAGAGCCCGTGGCTGGACATATTGTTGTTCGTGATAATGAGGATCGCGAGAAGTTTAATGATGGCATCGTTGCTTCCCTCCTGGTTCGCGCTGGACGCGCCACTGCTGAGACTCGGAAGGTCGCTTCTCGCTCAGAGTTGCGTAACTTCAGTCTACTGGAGCATGCAAAGGCGTCGCTGAGCCGCGCCGGCTTGAACTTCCAGGCGATGAATTCGGTGCAGATTGTCCAAGCGGCCCTGACCCAGACCACTAGCGACTTCCCGATACTGCTGGAAAATGCCATGCACAAATCCATGCTGCAGGCGTATCAGACTGCTGGCGACACCTGGAGCCAATTCTGCCGCACTGGCAGTGTCAGCGACTTCCGGGCGCACAACCGGTATCGCACCGGCACCATCGGCAACTACAGCACAGTGAACCAAGCCGGCGAATACGAGAACAAGAGTATTCCTGATGGCGAGCGCGGCCAAATCAGCGCCATGAATCGTGGCCTGATCATCAACTTGACCTACGAGATGATCGTCAACGACGACCTGGGCGCATTTGTCGGCCTGGCCGCAGATCTTGGTCGCTCCGGTCGCCGCACAGTCGAAGCAGCGGTTTATTCCATGCTGAAGGAAAACTCAGGGCTTGGCCCAACGATGTCGGATACAAACCCGCTTTTCTTCGCTCGTGCTGGCGCCAACAACATCAGCACCGGTGCAGCGCTTAGCGCGGCAAGCATCGACGCCGATCGGGTGGTCATGGGCAGCCAGACAGACATTAGCGGAAATGACTTCCTCGACCTGCGCCCGGCAGTTTGGGTTGGCCCGCTGGCCTCTGGCGGCAACGCCCGGGTCATCAATGACGCGCAGTACGACCCCGACACCGCCAATAAGCTACAGAAGCCCAACTCTGTGCGCGGTTTGTTTAGCAATATCGTTGATACGGCGCGTCTTAGTGGTACCAGGTACTACATGTTCGCCGATCCCAATGATGCGCCCGTACTTGAGGTGGCATTCCTTAACGGCGAGACCGAGCCCTACCTGCTGATGGAGGAAAGCTTCTCCAGCCGCGGCGCGAAGTGGCGTGCCACTCTCGACTTCGGTGTCGCTGCAATCGACTACCGTGGCGCCGTCACCAACGCAGGTGCGTAAAGCCAACGAAGGCGCCGTTTAATCGGAGCTGAAACCGCGGGCGGTTAGCCGCCCGGCAACATGATCTGGAGATACTAATCATGGCAACAAACT